TGTTTAATGAATTTTCTATAGACCAAGTACCTGGTTCATATTTTATAGCTTTTTTAATTGCAGGTGTTGGTATACTTTCAAAGGTTAAAATCCATTGACCTTGTCTAGGAATTTTACCGTCAGGTGAATTTAAAAAATTATCTAAAAAAAACGGTATTCTGTTCTTATATTCAGCAAGATTAGCCATATTTAATAATTATCATTACAGCAATTATGATAATTATTAACCAGCTACGTATGTATAAGCAGTTGATTTGCTAGAAGTATCAATGGGTCTCCAGTATTGATAAGCAAGTGTAACCGGTACTGTTTGAATTGTTCCGTTATCACCAAGATTATAAGAAAGTTCACCGACAGAAACAACCCAAACACCATATAAATTATATGTTCTGACAGGTTTCATTGTCTTATCTAAAAGTTGCAAGGTTAAATTTGAACTTTTACTGATGTCATAATTATTATTAGAATTTTCATCATTAAATGTTTTAAATGTAGCGGCTTCTAATTTTGATCTCAAGTCATAAGAGGAATCACATCTAAAAGTAACCGCATAAGAATCAGAACCAGGATAAGATGCTGTTCCGGGTACATTAAAATTCATTCCCATAAAAGGAACAGCTACGTTATTGATAGCTCTACCGGGTAAGGTTGCAGTTTCTAAATACACAAAATCTTTTTCGTCTATGAAATTTGTATTATCAACTGCCCAATCGCCAATTCTAAATTGGTGTTGGCGTGCGAAATCTTTATTTACTACTTGTGTATAGAAGTCTTGGATGTTTTGGCTCATAATTTTATATATTTATTAAATTAATTCGTTGAAATCTTGATTTGTACGAGTAGCAATGAAATTCACTAAAATGAATTCTGCTACTCTTGTTGGTTTAATATAAATATCAACCGCCATTTCATTACGATCAATGACTTCAGGAGTATTGTTCCGTTCATCAATAATTATTTGATAGTCGTACAATCCTTGTGTGTTTTTGGCAAGATCAAGAATAGGTATGATTGAATTTCTGACTCTTGTGCGTGTAAAATCAGTATTAGATTCAAATACATAATATTTGAGTGTTTTTTGAACTGCTCTCTCAAGTGTTATGAATAATCTTCTAACATTTACTCTGTCAAACGCTGATGGTTTGCTTTGGAGTGTTTTTTGACCAAAAACAACATAACCATCTGCTGAAAAGAAAACTACAGGATTCAATGAAATAGTATAAAGATTGTCTCTTTGTTTTTGATTTGGGTTAAATGCTAAATCAGTGATATTGTTAATGATCCCTCTTGTTAATCCTGCTGGTGCAAACCAAGGTTGATTGTTACTATCATTTCTGGCGTATACTGCTGCAACGTGGCCTGAGATAGGAAGCCACACCTGTTTATCAGAATATGGATCATAGTTTTTAATCCAGTTAGCATAAGCCACAGAGTAATTTGAATCAATAGATGTATAACAATTTTTGAGAGGTGTGTAAATGTTCTGTGTAAATGTATTACCTTTTAAATTAGCCATTTTGACATTTTCACCATTGATAAATATTTGTCTTAGTGCATCTGAGATAAATATACAATCTTTACGGGTGTTTTGACAAAAGTTGTTAAATACATTAAAAATTGCTCTCCAATCGGCAATCTCTTGTGATGTCGAATTTGAAAGTACAGAAGCATTTTTATAAATAGTTTCGTCGAAATACTCTTCTCCGCCGTTAGTAAAAATTGTAGAAAGACCCGCATCAATAATAATATCTACAGTTGTTGATTCTGTCGATTCTATGTGTTGAAGAGCTCTTTCAATTTTTTTAACAACTAAACCTGATGTTTTATCGTTTGATGCGGCATAAGATGGATTAAATGTGCCTACTGGATATAATGCTTCTATCTGGTCACCATCACCTCTTACAGTAATCGCGGGATTATTAGAATTCAAAGATTTCCACTTAGAATTAGCTATACCCGGATGGATTAATATTTTTGTGTTTCTCGAATTGTTATTTACTACGTCACCGATAAAAAATGATCGTGGAGTTCCACCACCAACAGGTATTATTTTTTTGCTGGAATCAAAAGAACCGATATGTGCTTCTGAAAAAACATAATCAAGTGTTTGGGGTTCATAAATAGAATTTCTTATACGTAAAATACTTACAATAACAGAATCATTATAAAAATCAGAACCAAAATTAAATGTCGGTACTGATTCGACAGCTTCAGATACTGAATCTAAACCTGAATTATTAGAAACAGCAGAAAGGGAAAATCCTAATTTAGATTGTGGTAATAATACCATATTATTATCACCAGTGAGCGTGAAAACTCTTGTTACTGATGTAAAATCAGTATCGGGGCCAAATTGGGAATTATCTGTAATCGAAACGTAATAACCTTCAAAATTTTCATTGAGTGACGTGGCAGCTGAATTAAGAACCACTATACCTGCGTTTAGGTTTGTTCCGTCCCACGCTGCATTGTCAAAAGCTGGAGACCAAATAAAATTACCCTGCAATAAATTAAAATATGTTTCTTCATCAAAAGAAATGTGTTTTGGTGTTTGTATATCAAATGTGTTTGTACCACTAGCTACAGGAAAGAGAAGAGCGCTGTATTGGTTCGCGAATCCCTCACCTGAACCTGAACCATAAGGTAAACGGCTTGTTAAAAGTTGAGCAGGAGAATTTAAAATTTCACGGCAAGAATGATGAAAATATCTTTCTGCTGGTGTCGAGGGTATCCCGTAAATTTGTTCCAATTCTGAAAGAGAACTAATCTGGAGTGTTTCGTCTGTTGGTCCTTGAGCAGCAAATCCAGGGACAAAAACTGTGGTGCCTGTTTGATTTGATTGGTTATTAGAAATATCAATTTCT